AGCGGGTTGTTGCCGGGGTTCGCGTCGCCCTCGAGACTCCACACGTCATGCAGCACGACGTGCCCGCCGACCTTGACCTTCGGGGCGTAGAGCGAGAAGGCGGAGGCGGTCGCCTCGAACGAGTGGTCGCCGTCGAGGAAGAGCAAGTCGAGGGCGGGAGGAACTTCACGTGCGGCATCCTCATGACGTTCGGCGATAACTATGAAGCGGCGGTTCCGGATGCCGTCGAGGTTTACCCAGAACTCATCGAGGGTGTCTGCCTCGCCGATGTCACGAGGAGTCCCTTGGAACCAGTCGATCGCGTAACCAAAGTCGCCGGTGAGGGCGAGGACGATGGTGCTGCGGCCCTTGTAGCTTCCGATCTCGCACCACGTCCCTACGTTCAAGCGCGCCAGCAGCTCGGCCTCTGGGCGCGTGAGCCAACCTTCGATCACGTCCGCTCGAGCCCAGATCAAATCGAAGCCGGACGCTTCAGCCCAAGACATCAGCGCAACAGCTCCAGGATCTCGTCAGGCGCCGGCTCGCGGATAGCCATCCCGAACTGCTCCGGAACGACCGGGTGGAGGTTCTTGTCCTCCGGCTTCCAGTGCTTCCAGACTCGCTCGTACCAGTCGCCAAGAACCTCGAAGTGGTGCTCGAAGCTGTGGATCTTCGCCAGCATCTCCTCATCGCTGCGCACGTAGCTCATGTGGTGCAGGCGCGCGTGGGACTGCATCGAGAGGACCGAGCTGAGACGCGAGAAGTTGAACTCCTGGTCGGTCTTGATCGCCACGATCGGATTGTCGTGCTGCACCGGGACGATCTTGTAGTCCGGTGTCCTCCAGTACACGTCCATCATCGGGGCGCGCACCGCCCCGTAGGGACCGGCAGTGGAGTGCACCAGGGCGCAGAGTTCGGCCGGCGTGTAGAACTCGTCGGTGTCGATCACGAGCGCCCACTCGCAGCCCTGCTCGCGGAGAAAGCGAAGCCCCGCGTTGCGCTGCTGTGAGTCGGTCGCCCAGTCGCCCTCGAGGACCTGGAGCCCCAGGTCGTGCGCTCGCGCCGGCGTGTCGTCCTGCGGCCAATCCGAGTGCCACCCCTTGACGCCGCAGACGGCGAGCGGGAGGAGATCGGCGGTCGTCTTGACCTCGAGCTGACGCGCCCACGCCTCGATGAATCGGGCGGCGCGGAACGCTACTGTCAGCACCCCTATGAGCTTTTTGTCGGCCAACGGTTCGTTTCCCTCGTTGTCTGTATTGGGTCTACACCCTTGGAGGCAGTCCCGTGGTCGGATTGCTCCCCAACAGCATACACCTCGCCCTACAGGACCCGACGCTCCTTGATTCCCTGGAAGTCACGACTCGGTTCAGTGAGCCCGGTGCGCTTCTCGAACTCGTGCTTGAGCTGGTGCTTGCGCATCGCTGCGGTCTCGTACGCTGCCTTGTCCGGGTAGGCGCGCGCGCCCTTGAACTTGGCGTCGTACTCCTCGAGGATCTCCTCGATAGTCATCTCCGTTACGTCTCGATCGCTCATACCTGATACCTCCTGGCTCGTTTACGCAGCACGTCGAGCTGCATCGTTAGGAACGAGCACGTGGGACAGTGGTCCACTTCGTGCCCGAAGTCTTTGTGGTGCTCCCGTAGGGCCTGCTCCATCGCGGTCAGCGCCGCGAGCTGGTCGCGGATGATCTCGCGGAGCAACCCCGCTTCTTGGTAGATGCTGATCGCTCACCCCTGGTGCTCGCCGGCAGCGAGAGCCTCGACTGACCCGTAGCGCTCTTTGTGCAGCGTCATGTTCTTCTCTCGGTGTCCCTGCTGCTCGGCCCACTCGTCGGGGAAGTAGTGCCGGTGCGGGAGGCTGTAGGCGTGGTTGGTCGGGTCGATATAGGAGCGCACGTCAGCCTTCAGGAACGCCTGCCAGGCGAACTGCTGGTTCTCGTGGCCGATGTGCTCTCCGTAGCTTTCGTCGAAGGGCGGGAGCCCGACCGGGTACGCCGCCCAGTTCATCTCCCAGGCGATCGGCGAGCACTCCATCAGCTCCGGGTACATCCCTCCCCTGACATCGGGCCACTCGACCGTCGTCGCCCAAGTCTCCGGGTAATAGGGGTCGTGGAACACTGTCCATAGACCTCTTGGGTCGTAGACGCTGTTGGCCCCAGGACTCGCCATCATCGAGCAAAGACCTGTAAACAGACGCGGACTCTCTGAGGATTTTTGGAGGTCAACGAACTTCTCGATCCCATCCGAAGGGATCGTGATGTAGTCCTGGAGGCTGACGATTAGCTCGCAGCCGATGTTCTTGGCGAGCCTCCCCGCCCGGTTATAGATCGCGGGGAGGTTCGAGTAGTAGCCTGGCCTCGGGTGCGGCTCGAGCATATGAACGCTGAGGTCCTTGGCTTTGTCGGCGACGAGATAGCGACGGTCGTAGTACAGCTCGTCCATCAGGATCCACACGAAGTCCTTGTACGTCTGCCGACGCAGGGCCTCGTAGGTCACGTCCAGTCCGCCGAACCTCTTCGTCGCGGTGACGACGGCGACCTTCACTCTCCGACCCACTCCTCCGGGAAATAGTCGTCCGCCATGTGCTCCAAGTAGACCGCTCGGTGGCAGATAGCAGCTCCGACTCCGGAGACGAAGCGGGTGTACGGTTCGCACGCGCATTCCATGCTCTTCACGTGCTCGAAGTCGTCGTTAGGGATCGAGTGCTCCAACTCGGGGAACCCGTCGAACATCCCCTTCGTCCTTCTCATCGGTAGCCGGCGACGGGGTAGTTGCGTGTCCTCTTGCGGTCGCGGAGGTTCAGGTAGCCCGCGCGCGGGTCACCGAACACCGAGCGAATCCCGTCGTCACGACCGAGCTTGTTGCGAGCCCCGAAGGGGAAGTCAGCGTCGAAGAAGCTGTGCGTGCACCCGGCGCCGCAGTCAGGGCAGCGCGGCGGGTAGCTCGGGCGCGTCCCGTTGCAGGCGTAGTAGTCACGCCAGAGACACTCGTCGCAGGCTACGTCGCGGTACGTCATGTGACCTTCACTCCCTCCGAGATGAACAGGCAGTTCCAGGCGTCGTACGCGGCGTCGATCGAGAAATTCTCGGCGAATGCGCGCCCAATTTCTCGAGTGCGCAGGCGTAGGTCGGCCGCGCTCTCGTTGTCCGCGAACAGGTCGAGCATCAGGTCCATCATCCGGCCCTGGAAGTCGTTGTTCTGCGGCCAGCCGTTCAGCTTCAGGTAGTCGCAGGCGACGTTCTCGCTCAGTGCGGCGAGGTTGGTGGTGATCGGGATCGCACCGCAGAGCTGGGCCTGGACAGCCGTCAGACAGAAGGTCTCCATGAAGTCGGTCGGGTAGAGCCAGACCTCGGCCTGCTGCTGTGCCTTCGCGAGGACCGCCGGCGGGACGCGACCGTGCCAGAAGAGTCCGGCCTCCTCTGCTCCTGCGCCGAGCCAGAGCCGAGCGATCCTGTCCTTGAGCCACTCGAGGTGCGAGCCCGGGTTGCTCGCGATCACCTTGTCGATGAAGTCCCAGCCGTAGAACACGTCGAGCGTCGCCTCCGGCCACGTGGACTTGATCCAGGGCCAGAGCTGAAGCACCGTGTCGAGGCCGCGATCGGGGCTCGAGGACCAGATGAACTTCATCCCGTCCGTGAACTCCGGCAGCGGGTACATCGAGAGATCGACTCCGTTGGGGATCACGACCATCTGGTCGTCCGGGATCCCGTAGAGCCTGCTGAGGTGCTGTCGGTGCCACTGGGAGATCGGAACGATCTTGTCCGGACGCCCCGCGACCTCGCGCAGGATCGGGCCGATGTTCACGTCGTGCATCCAGAGGTACTTGTGCTTCGCGAGCAGCGGGCCGGCGAAGGGGATCGGGCTGCGGCTCGAGATGAGCACACTGAAGGGTTCCATCGGCTGAAAGTCTTCGCTCTCCCAATACTCCACGCCGTCGTCGCCGATGCCGCGCGCGTCACCCGGGCAGCCGAAGACCGCGACGCGCCAGCCATCGGCGGCGAAGCGCGGGGCCAGCTCGAGGACAAGAGTCTCCGAGCCTCCGTGCCCACCTTCGCGCAGCGTCTTCTGGTTCCAGGTCTCGCTGATCGGGTTCGTGTAGAAAGCGATGCTCTTCTCGGGCTTCCACCCGCGCCGGCGCATCCGCTCCTTCTGCGCGTCGCCCTGCGAGGGCAGCTTCATCTTGTGCTTGACCCCAGCGATCCGCTCGTCGATGCTGTGGTCCGGATGGTCGAAGAGCTTCTTCGCCGCTCGGTAATCGGCCAGGGCCTCCTTGAAGTTGCCCATCTCCTCGTTCCCGATCCCGCGCAGGACGAGCGGGGTGAACCCGTAGCTCATCGGCATCACCGCAGCGGCGGTGTGACCACGGCGCGCGTTCAGCGCGATGTTCGCGAAGTCGCGAACTCGCTTGAAGTCTCCGAGCCTGAGACAGCTCTCCGCCGCCCCGACCCACGCCTCGGGCCAGTCAGGGGTGTCGCGCGCGGCCTGCATGAATGCGTCTAGCGCCCCTCGGTGGTCGCCCTTCATCCCGAACAGCTCGGAGATCCGGATCGCGACTGCGTAGTCATCGTCGGGAGCGCCGCCGCCCATGTCCAGGTAGTGCCGGTACTGCACGATCGCGGCGTCGCAGAGAAGGGCCTTCTGCGAAGGGTCATTCTCGCCCTCGGCCTCGGCCAGGCACTCATTGGCCCAGTAGTAGTGGTAGCGCGGGTTGTCTGGCTCCTGCCGGAGCGCCTTCATGACGATGCGCCGGTTGCGCTCGCGCGTCCCCCTGTCCTCTTTGTTCTTGCGGAGGTGCTCGACGTAGATCTTGCTCGAGTCCTCGCCGTCCGCCCACGAGAACTGCGTCCCCGCCGGCGCGTGGCAGACCTCGTGGATCGGGTAGCGCCACGACCACACCCAGTCGAGGCTCATCAGCCGCTCGCGCCACTGCTCGACCATGCAGGCCCCAGTCTCGGGGTCGATGGCGTAGGCGTAGCGCGTGAAGAATCCGCGTGTGTACGGATCGGGGTCGTCGATCAGGGGGCCGAGCCCATCAGGGGCGACGAGCACGTCGTCGGTGTCCAGCCACATCCACCAGCCGTAGTCCTTCTTGGGGATCATCTCGTACGAGACGTTGCGGGCAGCAGCGAAGTCGTCCTCCCACGTCGTCCGCCGGTACGTGATCGGGACGCTCGTCCAGTTCCCCCAGTGCGGCCTCTTCTTGCCGTTGTAGTTGACGTAGATGCCGTGGACGTGGGGCTCCACGGACTCGAGCAGACGCTTGATCTCGTCAGCCTTCCACTCATCCCCGGAGATCAGGGAGAGGGCGACCCTCTTGCTGCGGTCTGGTTTAGGCGTCAACGTCAGTAGGCTCTGTTGCGTCGTGTTCGCGCTTGAAGAAGTCTGTTAGGCGCTGCACAAAGCCTACCTTATCCTCGGGGGCGTCCGCCAGACGGATGAACTCGCCGTCCTCCTTGTAGTAGAGGCCCTGCTTGTCCACGCCGGCGTTGCCACCCTTGGGGAGCACCTTCGGAGGAGCCTTCTGGGCCTCCTCGACGAGCGTCTTCGCCTGCTCGGCCTGAGCTTTCGGGCCGAGGAGCGGGAGGCCCATGCGCTCGAGCAGCTTGCGGAAGTCGATCGAAGCGAGGCGGCTCGGTGAGTTCTGCGCCATCGCCTGCACGATCGTCCGCGCCGTCTCGAGGTCCTGGGCGTCGAAGCCAGTCGTCACGATCTCGCAGCTCGGCCCACCAGCACCGAAGTTCGCCTCGAGGAGCTGCGGGATCATGTAGCGGTTGATGTGGTCGTCGATCTCCGCCTTGATCACGGCCTGCTGCTCCTCGAACACGTCGCCGAGGGTGGAGGCCACGTTGCGCGAGCTGGTCCCTCCCTTGCCCTCGAGGAACGCCTGCTCGGGCACCATCAGGGCGCGCAGACGAGCGACATCCAGGTACTCGAACTCGCCCCGAATCGAAGAGAAGTCCACCGTCGTCTCGACCTGGTGGATCTCCCACTGACGCTGGTTCGTCACCTTCGCGTCGAGCCCTACTACTACGTCGGACGGGAGCGAGACGTTCGAGCCGGAGCGGAGCTGCTCGGCGAGGGCCAGGCCCTCCTGGGACATATTCCGGGTCTCCCCGTCCTCGTCGATCGCGATCTCGGTCGGGTGGTAGCAGACGACGGGCGGGTCAGCCCACTTCTCGAAAGCTCGGGCGGCGAGAGCAAACTTGTACCAGTAGTCGGTCCAGAAGCGGTAGGCGTAGGCCGTGCGCGGGAAGCCCCAGAGCGAGCCGAACACGGAGTCCTTCTCGTTCGTGGCCCACATCGCCCAGTCGAGCGGGATCTCCGGGTTCTTGCTGCTGCCGTTGTCCGGGAAGGAACTCGACATCGGGCGCAGGTCGATCCCGTTGAAGGCGCCGGCCTTCGAGAACGAAGGCGAGCAGCGCTTCGGAGAGAGCGCCGTGAAGGGGGTCCAGAGAAGCGGGTCGGCGCTCGCCGTCCAGATCGGGACAGGCTTGCCATCGACATCGTTCGGGTCGTGGTAGGTGCCGTCGAGCGGGGCGCGCTCGAAGTTCTTGACCATCCCCTGATAGCCGTAGTCGAGGCAGCCCGTGTACTGGAGGACGAAGCGCCCGTAGATCCTGCGCAGCGCCGCGTCGATGAAGGCCGCGCGCTGCGGGTCGGTGCTCTTGATGTACCAGGGGGCTCGAGCGAGGAAGACTTTGATGAACATCAGGCCGAAGGCGATCATCGGGTCGCGGCGCATCTGCTCGAGGTGATTCAGGGGGACGTTCGTGTGGTCAAACGCGCCGACGCGCCCAAACTGGGAGCGAATCCGGTCGATGTTCTGCCACTGGCTCGTGCTCGAAGCGGTGCTCGGGCCTTTGCTCGCGGTTAGGCGCTTGCGCAGGTCCTCGTCGGCGGGACTTCCCTGCCCCAGGTCCACACGAGTTCCGAGTTCACTACCCATAGCACAACATGGTACAGCACGCCACTACAGACCGCATCACGAGCCTCCGTAGAAGGGGTGCCGGTTAGCCTCGTCGTCGTCGCGAGGGGTTGGCTTGTAGTGGGAGGGGCCTGACGTGGGCCTTGAGGTCTGGTGCCCCTGCCCTCCCGCTGCCGCGCGGCCCGGAGGCTTCACCCGCTCGAGCGAGCGCAGGTTTGCGATCCCGTAGCGCGCGGCATCGACTGCGTGGTCGAAGTCCTTGACCGGCTGAGCCCTGGCCTCCGTGTGGCCGGTCTGAATCTCGGGGTAGTGCCACGCCTCCATCTCGTCGCACAGGAACGGGCAGCGGTCCTCGGCGATGTAGAACTGATCCTCCTCGATCAGGTCCTTGATGTAGGTGATGTGCAGCTCGACCTCCTTCGTCGCGTAGTTGACGAGGATGATCGGCGGCTTGTGATTCGCCCACTCGAGCATCGCACCCTTGGCCTGGATGTCGTAGAAGAACTTGTGGATCCGGAACTCGGGGAAGAACGCCTTCCAGTATTCGATCCGCTTCAGCACCAGGCCGGCGAGGACAGTCGGGGCGATCTCGGCCTTGTAGATCTCGTCGAAGAAGACGCGCGTCCCTGGCTTCAGCTCGAGCAACGCCTCCTGCTCGCTGGTCTGGTGGTAGGCGCGCACCATCACCGGCCGCTTGAGCACCTGGAAGAACTCGACCGCGTGGGGGTTCGTGCCGCCGAAGTCCACGCTCGCGAAGCACATGCCGTTGGCCGGGTCGGGGCGGTAGCCCTTGATCGTGTGGCGTGTTCGGTCGAACTCGGGGACGCAGAGACCGCTGCTCGAGGGGCGGGCGCACTCCTGCTGCGCCTCCCACACGTCGCGGGTCGTAGTGCGGAAGGTCTTGTGCGCGTCGTGCAGGGGGAGGAAGCCCTGGCTCCTGGCCGCGCGACCCTGGCAGACGGACTCGAAGGTGCGGTCCTTCCCCGACTCCCACTTGCCCTTGACGATCTTGTTGCAGTCGCACTTGTCCTCCTCGGGGAGGTCGGGGTTCGCAGCGCGGCAGCAGTGGGCCTGGTTCTGGAGGCACTCGAAGATGCACCAGACGTACATCCTGTAGGGCGGGTCGAAGCCCGCCTTCTCCGACTCTCGGATCTCGTTGACGATGCTCTGCATCGGTCCGAAGGCCCTCTTCCTCGTCGAGGTGATCAGGTCCTGCGCTTTGATCCCATGCTTCGAGAGGCTCATGTTCCTCGACTCCTGGAACACAGCCTGGTCGGCCAGCTCCACCTCGTCGAAGTGGACCTTCATCGGGTGCGGCCCGTTCACCGCGCCCTGGGTGCCGGGGACGATCTCGACCTGGGAAGTGTTCTTCCACTTCGTCTTCGAGCGCATCGAGCTGGCGACATCGGGGTGGTCCTCGGGCTCGATCGGCTCGCCGGTCATCCGCGTCCCGTCCTTGACGATCAGTTCCAGGAGCCGCTCGTACACACGGTTTGCGTGCTCCAACTGAGCGCCCACTGAGAGACCCTCGCAGCCCTTCTTGAACTTCGAGTTGAGCCAGTGCCAGAGCGCCGCGAGCTGTGTCTTCGAGCCGCCTCGGTTCGTCATCCAGAGGGCGGAGGGCACCTTCTCGAAGTACATATCGCAGAAGGCATCGAAGGGTGCGCAATGAGCGCGGCCCTCCGTGCCGGCGCAGACGGCTACGCGCGGGATGTCGAGCCCGAAAGTCTCCTTGATGAAGGCGTGCAGTTCGTCAGGAGTCTGGGGACCCTTCGCCCGTTCCCAAGCTTCGTACGCGATCAGGATCGTGTCCTGCTCGCTCGTCGTCATGCTCGGTAAAGTCTGCGTCCAGAATTTCTTCTCCCGAATCGGGTCCAGCGTCAAGTCGCTGAAGAACTCGTCCCATGATTGCCGTGCGTTCGGCATTGTCGAGTGCCCTCCTCTCCTCGATCTGGTGCTTGCGCTCGCGGTGAGCGTTGTCCATCAACATCTGGGCGGCGCGGAGCTTCTCGCCGGGGGAACGTGCGCTCTGGAGGGTCTCGATGAGGGCGGCGATGACCAACTCCTGAACGTCATCCATGTTCGTCTCTTCGACGATCGCGCGGATGAGATCGTGCTCTCCCCGCACCGGCGGGTTCTCCTCCGCCGTCACCCTGACTTTCTTCGGCTGGTAGCCCCCGATCTTCCCCTCGGCGACCAGGCGCTTCGCCGCTTCAGAGCGTCGCTGACGCTCCTCCTCGGAGATGTTCCTGGTCTGCCTTTGGCGTGCCATCCACAAAAGTTTACCAACTTTGGGCTTA